CGCCCCGCTCGCAACCCGCAGGAAGCCGTGGCTATCGCCGAGGCAGCTCTGAAGGAAGCGACCGAGATCCTCTCCAACGTGCTACCAAAGCGGGTGGCCATGAAGCAGCCCGTCTCCACGCAATCAGCAAGCCACGCAAAGCCTCAGCCTAAAAACCTAAACGATGCCGTGAAACTTGCTCTCAACTCATAACCCCTAACGAACCAAATCATTATGGCACTTACCCAAGCACAAATGGACGCGGTTGCAAGCTACGCTCTGGACTATTACATCAAGGGCGACGCTTTCGATCAAACCATTCAAGACAAGCCTCTCCTTTCCGCTATCCGCGGCAAGCAGAAGTCATTCCCAGGCGGCAAAGGAAAAATCTCGATCCCCGTGGTCGGTGAATACCTGGACAGCGACGCAAACTTCTTCAAGGGCTTCGCCTTTGACGATGCCGTCACCTTCCAGAACCCGAACGCCGTCCGCCGCGCTAACTTCGACTACTTTGAAATCCATGCTGGTATCAGCGTGACCTTCACTGAGTTGAAGCAAGACGGTATCAGCGTCGCTGACAGCGCCTTTGGTGAGAAAACCACCAAGGTCTCTGGCCGCGAGCAAACCGCCCTGACCAACCTCCTTGAGCACAAACTCAGCTCGATGAGCGAAGGATGGAGCCGTCGCATGAACCAGATGTTCTGGCGCGATGGGTCGCAGGATTCCGGCAAGCAAAGCCCTGGTATCCTCGCCTTCGTTGTTGACGCACCCAGCACCGGCACCCTCGGTGGCCTTTCCCGCGTCACCAATGCCTGGTGGAGAAACCGCGCCACCCTCGGCATCAGCGCTGGATCCGATAACCTGACCCAGACCCTGCGTCAGGAAATCCGCCAGCTCACCCGTTACGGCGGCAAGCCGAACCTCATCCTCTGCGGATCGAAGTTCCTCGATGCCCTCGAAAAAGAGGTGGCAACCAAGTCGCTCTACTCGCAGAGCGGTGTCGCTGGCTCCAAGAACATTGCCTCGCCTAGCGTGACGGTGACTGGCATCGGCACGTTCGTCTATGACCCCACCCTCGATGACCTCCAAGGCATCATGGGCAACGCAATCGACTACTCGAAGCGCTGCTACATGATCGACACGGATGCCATCTGCGGCTACGTCATGGAAGGTGAAGACAACAAGGTCCACGCCCCCGCGCGCCCAGAGAACCGCTACGCTCTCTACCGCTCGATGACTTGGACTGGTGGTCTTACCGCCAAACGTCTCAACAGCTCCGGCGTCTACTCGATCGCCTAAGCACTCGCGGGAGGGGTTGGCTTCGGCCAGCCCCTCCTTTGCCTCACTCTTTCAGTCAAACCAACAACACCAACATCAATCCACAATATGCAAACCTGCTCAGTCCTAGTCGCTATCGGCGGCTCAAATGATACCGTCATCCTCAAGGAAGGCGTCACAGTTCCAGAAGTCATCGTGCTCATGGCCGGCCATGGTCGCCATTCGGTCACTCGTGTCCCAGGCACGCTTCGGAAACTGGAAGGTGGTGAACTCACCGCCAAAGTTGAATGCGACCGCCTTACTCGCTGCTACGGCGATGAAGTCGTGGCGCTCGCATTCGGAGCCAACCGATTCAACCTCACCCTACCGGACACCTTCGATGCAATCGACTTCAAGGAAACCGATCCATACGGCGGCGCTACTCAAGCGGCTCCAGTAGCTGAAGAGGCCGCCCCCGAGGAGCCCTCGGCCCCTGAAGGGGAACCGGTGCCCGCGAAGAAGTCATCCAAAAAATCCATCACCCCATTCGACGCCTAACCAGCCTGCGCCATGCCCATCCTCACTTTAGATGAACTCGTCACCGCCGTGCGGGCGGAAATCGGCGACTCCACCGATTTGGCGATGGGCGTGGACGCTCTGCCTGGCATCCGTCAAATGCTCAAGCGGATACAGGAGACTTATTACGAGGACTTCGACTGGCCGCACCTTAAGGTGTTTCGCGAGGAAGAGATCCTCGCCGGCCAGAACACCTACACGTTCAATACCGATGTGGATTCACGTCGGATCTTTGGCGCGTGGGTAAGAGACAATGACACCTGGCGCCCGATGGATTTTGGCATCACGCCCGACCTCTACAACTCGTCAGACCCAGAAGAAGGCGAGACTGAAACCACGCCTATCCGCTGGGACTTCGCGGAGGACAACCAGTTTGAGATATGGCCGGTGCCGAGCGATCCGACGCGCATCCGCTTCCGCGTGATGAAGCAACTTGCACCGCTGGTGGCGAGCAGCGACAAGTGCGAGCTTGACTCCAACCTCCTGATCCTTACGGCAGCCGCGGAGCTACTTGCCCGAGCTAAGTCATCGGACGCCCAGCTTAAGCTCTCGATCGCCACCTCACACTACAACCGCTTGAAGGGTCGTCACTCCCAAAACCGGATGTTCGTGAACGGGCAATCAGATTTCCAACCCCGCTCTAAAAACTGGACAGTCAGAGTTCCACGATAATGGCATTCATCTTCGTCAACGCATTCAAGAGCGGGCTGGACGCCCGTCGCAGCCGCATCACCGCCCAACAAGGCAGCCTCTCGGTAGGCAAGAACATTCACATCAACCGCGGCGGCGAGGTGGAGAAGCGCAAGGCATTCGTGCCGTTTGCATCGCTCCCACCCGACCAAACAAAAGGATTATGGGCCACCAAGAATGGCATCTATGTTTTTGGGAGCGCTACCAACCCCTCCGTTCCATCTTCCGTTCGCTACCAGCAACTCACCGCCCCAGGCAGCCCAGACCTTTCAGAGATTCTCAGTGTGGACACCTACAACGGTGTTCCATATGTCGTGGCAAAATTTTCCGACGGCGCAGTGCATCACTACTACAACGGTTCGCGCGTTACCGACTGGGACACCATTGCGCCCAACATATCTGACATTGACACTCTCGGCCAGTCCCTTGCGTCGCTGGTATCGACCGACGCGGCGGTTGACGCCACATACGATACAGTCACCAACAAAGTCACCATCACGGCCTCAGTCAACAATTTACCATTCACACTGAGCGCCTCGGTAAGCAATGTTACGGGCGGATCTAATAATTCAGCGATTACCGACATTACGCAATCCGCCACGGCATCGCTTCCGCAAATTTCTACTGTCGAGCTTTTCGGTGGGTACGACCCCTCTTTTGATGGCAACGAATCGTGGGAGGTAATTGTCAACAACACCCCATACCGCGTCACGCCATCGGCATCCGGAATCGGAACGTCGGCCCGCACATTCCGCGGGAAAGTCTACGCCACCGTTCAAGGTACGCTCTACTTCTCGGACGTCAACAACCCGACGCGCTGGACCACAACCTTCACTAACTCCGCCGGCAAGAAAGAAGACACCTTCGCTGGATTTGAAAGCCTATCATCCCAGACCGGCGGTGCCGAGACGCTCGTCACCACGGCGCCCTACCAAGGCTTCCTGGCGGTATTTGCCCGCCGATCCACCCAGATTTGGCAGGTGGTCGCCGGTGATCCTTCTGATAACCTCCCAAAGCAGATCCTCGACAACGTGGGCTCAATCGCCCCTCGCAGCGCAATCAACTTCGGTGAGATGGATGTTTTCTTTCTATCGGACACTGGCGTTCGCTCGCTTCGTGCGCGCGACTCATCCAATGCTGCGGTGGTCTTTGACGTGGGTACCGCGGTGGATCCGCTTGTAATCAACCAGATGAATAGCCTCAGCGAAGCCGAGGCAATGCGAGCCTGCGGCGTCGTGGAGCCTCGTGAGGGGCGGTACATGCTTGCTCTTGGTGACAAGGTGTTTGTCTATTCGTTTTTCCCAGCATCCTCGATCTCAGCATGGACAACCTACGAGCCAGGTTTCGCGGTCGAAGACTGGGCCGTTTTCGGCAACCAGCTCCTTTGCCGATCGGGTGATGAAATCTACATCTATGGCGGCATCAGCGGCAATGTTTATGACAACAGCCTCGCTGAAGTCGAGCTGAGTTGGCTGTCAGCAGATCGCCCTGGCAACAAGAAAAAGTTCAAGGGCATCGACATTGGATGCGAGGGTAGCTGGACAATCTCCTACTCAACCGACCCAACCACGGATAGCTACGCCAAGGCGGGCTCGGTTCAGCTCTCAAACTTCAATCTCCCGAATTTCAGAATAGGCGCCTCTGGCACCCACATCGGTCTCAAGTTCACATCCAATGACTCCAAGCCAGCCAGAATATCCAGCGCAGTCGTCCACTTCGACTACACCGAAACCCCCTCCTAAGTTCCGCCTGGGGCCGGTGGAGTACGAGCCATTGCTCTATATCACCCACAATATGCGGGAGAAGGACAGGAGAGAAATCCTTTCCACGCTCTATGAAATGACCAGAGCTGAAGCCACCGAGCTCATCACCCAGATGACACTCGACGCCTCGACAAAATCTGGAATCGGCTGGATTGGATACCGCGGTGGGGAGCCGATCGCCGCCCTTGGCCTAACCATGATGCACCCCAACGTTGCGCAGGTGTGGATGTATGCCACTGACCGTTGGCCATTGGTGGCTTTGTCGTTGACGAAATTCGCAAAAAAGACCATTATTCCCCTGTTGAAAGACTCCAAAACACATCGAGCACAATGCTTCTCCATCGAAGGTCACGAAGTGGCGCATCGGTGGCTGAAGATGCTTGGCGCCACGGAGGAGTGCGTGGTCCCCAACTACGGTGGCAATGGTGAAGCATTTCACCTTTTTGCATGGTCAGAAGGGAGGGATTTCTAATGTGCACGTCATCATCAAGCGCAAAGAAAGCGAACAAAGCTGCCAACAAGCTCGCTAAGGAGCAATTTGAATGGCAGAAGCAACAGGCCGCGAAAGCTGAGGCGGATGCCGCGGCGCGGCGCGCCAGCATGGCCGAGGGGCTTGGCAAGATCAACAGCATCTACGGCCAGTTCGATGACAACTACTACACTGGCATCCAAAACAAGTACCTCGACTACGCCAAGCCACAGATCGAGAAGTCGCAGCGGGATTCGAGCTACAACCTTCGTTCCTCCCTAGCCAATGCCGGCAAGATGGCTTCGTCCACCGCGGCCCGCCAGTACGGCGATCTCGCATCCACCTATGACGGCATGTACCGCGACGCCCAGAACAAGGCGTCCGACTACGCCGGCCAGCAGCGGCAGATGGTCAACTCGGCGCGCCAATCGGCAATCGGCCAGATGTATGCCTCCGAGTCTCAGGACGCGGGATTGCAAGCAGCCAACGCATCCGTGCCGGCGCTCAACGCAGGACCAGCTTTCGAGCCGGTCTCGGCACTGCTCAACCAGGCTGCCAAGTTCGCCAGCAACGACTACTGGAACGCCAAGACAAACAACCAGTTCGGCGGCGTGTTCAGCCCGATGTTCAAGAATGTCAACAATTCACCAACCAATTCCTCCTCTTCCACAGTGAAG